TCATGTTGGTTCAAGCAAGATGAAATAGGTTATAATGGTCTTATCGTTGGTGATGTTGGCACTGGAACTGTAGAAAAATGTAGTGTTGGAATCGATTCTACAAACAAACTTCGAGTGCGCATTTATGATAACGCGCAAAGAAATTTTCAATCAGTAAGTACGCTTACGGATACCGCAAGTTACCATCATTTAGTCCTTGCGGTTGACACTGAAAACCAAACTGTAAAGGCTTGGATTGATAATACGCTTTGGATTGATGACACGGGAACCCTTTCGGGAAGTTCAATCACTACAGATACCAATGAAGTTCTTGTCGGCAGTGGTTATTTTGTTGGCGGTTTCTACTACAAGACGCAAGAAATCGATGAAATCTATATTTGGCATGAGGCTTTCACAGCTACTGAAGTTTCGGCGCTTTACAATTCTGGCGTAGGCAAATTCATTTTGCGTTTTGAAGGGCAACAAGAATCTCAACTATCCATTAGCAGGGATATAAAAACGTTTCACCTTTCGGCTTTGGACGCGGAACGGGATTGGGTGCGTGAACTTCGCGAGAGCCAATTAATCGCTGAGCGCGGGATTTACAGGACAATTGAATCGTATCTTATTTCAGAACGGGATTGGTTGCGTAGCCTTCGTGAAAGTCAATTAATTGCTGAACGTGACATCTTCAAATACGTAGAATCAGAAATAATTGCTGATCGGTATATTCGCGCTATGAAGACTTCTGAAAACATTTTTGAGAGAGAATACCTTGTGCTACAACAGTCTTTATTGAATGCGGAACGGAACATTTACACTTGGCACTATTCCGATGTTGATTCTGACAGAGCATATCGTGTTTTCAAGCCTTCTGACCTTGATATGCTTCGTAGTTGGCGACAATTTATTGAAGTTGGTTCTGGGCCGGGAGCGGGTTTTGCCCGTCATCATTTTACTGTTTATGGGGCAGACGTATACATTGACGGTGTTTGGAAAGGCTTCATCGATTTTGATGATGGCGAAGATACGCTTCCAAATATTCCGGTTCCTGATGGAGATCACACGGTTGAAATAAGAATGTCAAAGTGGTTTTGGCCTCAATGTAGAACGACAAAACGAAGTTATTTTACTGTAACTGGTGGAGAGCTACAACCAGCACAAGTAATTCCGGCTGTCGCAAATCTGGCAGCGGAAATTGTTCGTGCAAATGTTGTGCTAACGTGGAATGCGGATTGGAACGACGAGTTTACAGAACCGAGCTTTACTGGTTTTGGATTGTGGACAAGTCCCACAACTCCTGTGAACATTTCCGGCGCACCGCTGACAACAATTTCCTACAGCGGGACAGAAGCTTTGTATCAAACTTCATATTCAGGCGTAGCAGCGGATCATTATGCTGCAATCGCAGGATACTTAGGTTCAGAACGCGGGACGTCTCAAGAAGTTTTTGTTGATTTCTGGACCACTGCGCCAATTTCTCCTCTCAATCAGCGTTTGGATGAAATGGAATAATTATGTTAAAAACTTCTTTCCCGATTGTATAATAAACTGTGAACAACAACCGTCAACTTAAAAGTGAGGTTGAAAAGATGAAATTGCTTCCTGAAAAAGTTTCCTATCGTGCCGTAATTGAATTGGTTGTAATTTTAGGGTTGAGTTTTGCCGTTGTTTTGATGTATTTTGGGAGCAGCAAAGGCGTCGAGACGTTCAAAAAGAAAATCATCAAAGACGAAAAATTCATGACAGAAGAGGGCACTTTGTATCTTGTTTACGAAGCAAAGGTTGAAAAGAAAACAAAAACATTTCAGGTAATGTCTCCTCTTCGGGTTATACAAGTTACTCAAGAAGTGCCAGTCAAAGGCGATGAAAGAATCAAAGTTGTTGAGCGTACTCAAGAAGTACCAGTCAAAGGCGACGAAAGAATCAAAGTTGTTGATCGTGTAATTGAAAAACCTGTTAAAACTAAGATTCCAAAAGTGAGAAGTTCTGATTTTGGTTTGAATCCTGATGGAAAGCCAGCAGATACAAAGGATGTTAAAAGTTCGCTAAAGCGCATTGAACAGATAAAAATTTTCACAGTTGGGATGCTCAACTCAAGAGAAGATGGAAAACAGCAGGCAAAGGAAATTTTAGCATTGAACGAGAAAATTGTATTTCTTGCGGAAACTTCTGAAAATTTAGGGGAATTCAGAAGGGGACTTCCGCCAGTGCTTCCAAAATTGTTCAAAATCTTGATCGAGGGCTACCGCGATTCGATGAACACAAATGATGGGGTGCTTGAGTTTGTCGAAGGGGTAATGGCCGCTTGCGGAAAAGCACTGGAATCAACTCCCGAATTACAATAGCAATTCTTTGTACCACACATAGTTGCGACTTAAACGTTATGCGCTCTCAAAAGGAGCGCATAAATTTTTTATATTTTTGTATATAGTAGAGCGTTGTGTGTTGAACGCTTTGGGGTGGAAGGAGGAATATCGAGAGAGCGCAACGCGACTGGGAATCTCGGAGTCATAACGCAATTATGGCGCAAAGATTGCCCTGTTTCAAAGCACAATTATTTTATATTTGGCAGTTATGTAGAAGTCACCTTTGAAAAACAGGGCACAACTATGTCAGAACGCACAGAAGAGTTTAATTCCCTTGATCGTAAGATTGGCGAACTTGTTGGGCTGTTTTCTTCGATTCCTGATCAAATCAATCTCATTTTTGAGAAGCTTGATAAGGAGAAAGAAAATAGGACTGAACAAGATCAAGCCCTTTTGCTTGAGTTGCGCTCCGCTGCTGAAGAATTGAAACGCATTCTTGAACGGGTCTCTGAACTTGAAACAAGAACAAAAGAAATCAGATGCGACGAACATCTAAAAGCAATCGACAAATTGAAAAAAGATGTGTCTGTGACGGCGAGTGTTGCAAAAGACCTTATACGCATCTTGGAAATAAAAAACGGACGGTCAAAATGGGTTGACGAAATTGACAAATCAATCAAAGGCAATTATCAAGACTTGTCTCAAAAAATTGGAAGGCTCAAAACGAAAGTTGAGGAATTATCGAAAACAAGAAAAGACATCAAGACCATATTCAAATGGATAGGGGAGAAGGTTGCAACTATCGCAATCACCCTTTTAATCGCATGGCTGGCTCTTAAATTCGGGGTCAAGTAAATGTGCAAAGCGTTTCTAATAGGCGAATTTGAAAAGGGGACTCGCGAGGTTTTCCGGAACGAGCAACTGATCGAATGCAAAACGGGGTTAGAAGCGAGTCACTTGATAAAAGGTTTCCGGCCTGACTTGCTTGTTATCAAGGATGAATTGTCCGATGGTATTGCTACGAAGTTTGTTCGCGCTTGGCAGAGTGAAAGAAAATTGAATCGCGAAATAACCAAGGTTGTAATCTTGGGAACAGATATTGAAGAATCTCCCGAAATCAATGCCCTCGCTTTATCTGACGAAAGCGAAAGGGTTGAGATGCTGGAAAAGATTTTGGAAGAAATTAAGCGGCCACCTACGGATTCTGGAATAATGTATTTTATTAACAAGCTGGACGCTGTAAAAGTTCATCTTCAACGTACGAATGAGGAATTACAAAAAGGACTTGAAAGTTAAGGAGGGATACGATGTCAGGAAAGTGGCAATATAGCCGTTGGGTTTGGAATATCGCACGATCGATGTTGACCAATCCCCCGTCAGCATCTGAAGTGGCTGCTACAGAAACATACATCAAAGTCTTTTGGGACGCTGGCGCACAAACAGGAACTCGTACATGGTTGAAAACGCCTTTCAACAAGAAGGCTGTTTGGCAACCATCTGATTACATTGGTGATACTGATGTTGAACCAAGCCATGTTGATGTAGAAATGCTTGCCGTCGTTGCTCGTGATTTGAAGAAACATACACAATTCACTTCTACTGAACAAACTGCTTGTGACACGTTGATTTCAGCGACTGGAAATCGTCGCTATGGAGAAAACGTTTAATCAAGGTTTTGTTGCCTTGGCAGATAGATGAACATGATATAGGAGAGTTGAAATGGCTAAGAAACAGACTGAAAAATGGGTTATGAAGCGTGGTATGCATCTTGGTTTCATAAAGCATACCGTCAAGATGGGAACGGTCGTTGAGCATCTTCCCGAAGAAGGGAAGCTGCGTATTGACGGGTTGTTGTTTGAAAGTACGAAGGATTTACAGATTTTGATAAACAACAAGTGGGTAGAACCTTTCTCGAAGAAAGCAGCTCAAGTGCTTTCTCAAAAAGGTTCAGTGAAGGAGGAGGAAAGGGAACAGCGTATTGCAGGAATGAAAGAGACTCCAAAAGAAATGCCTGTTGTTCAATCGGATGCGGATGATCATGAAACTATCGACATCAGGCATACGATCAAACAGAAACCAGAACCGCGAAAAAAAGACGATTCGATGAAAGTGATTCGCGGCGACGAAACAGCGGAAGAGCGGATTGCAAGGCTTCAAAGCGAAAAGACGCCTATGCCTATCGTCCAAGATGATAGTCTTGGATCAAGTGGCGTAAGTTTGAACGCCGGACAGGTTCAAACCAGAACCGCTGAAGACCATGAAAAACTTCGACAAGAAGGAAAAGAGAAAGCAGAAAAAGGTTTCACGGATAAACGCTTAAAAGGAGACAAAGCGTCTGAAGCAAAGCCCCGGAAGAAAGCAAAGAAAACGCGGAAGAAAGCAAGGAAGAAAAGCGAATTGTCAAGTTCAAAGAAACTCAAGAAACTTCCGCCAGTAAGCTTTTGAAAGGGTGAGTAATGATTTTTCAATATCGTTGTGATAATTGCAATAAAATCGTTGAACGCGATTTTCGCATCGGCAAAGCAAAAAAGACCGTAAAGTGTGACACCTGTGAAAATGATTGTAAGCGCCATTATGGGAAAGTTGACTTTGTTTTGAAAGGTTCGTGGGGCGGTTGGCCAAGTAAGAGTAAAAAGTTGAACCGCGAGATGACCAAGAAAAACAAAGACGCTGAGCGCCGGATGTGGAAAGAGCGCGGTGGCACGGAAGCAAGCGCAAACCCATTAATTGCGCAGGATCAATAGGAGTTTGTCATTATGGATGAAAAAGAAAAGTTCATAATGTATCGCACCAGTGATATTTATTTTGCAAGCTTCCTTTGTGCGATTGATATATTCCTTGAATCAACAGTTAACGAAAAGAATGAAGCAGGTGGGAAAAAGGTGATCTTTGTTTTCAAAGTTCCGAAGAAGGATTTGGAACGATTGAAAGCAGGATTTTTTGGCGGCACTGCAACCGTGAAAGTTTCCAGATACGTTCAAGCGATACGAAACCTCAAAAGCATGTGTTTCGTGTAGTAATTGCTTATCATAAAGAGGGTTATGACTAAAATCTGTTCTCACTGCAAAGTTTTGAAATCCATTGACTGCTTTGGGAAGAACAAAGGCTACAAAGATGGAATTCATGGTTGGTGTAAAGAATGTGCAAGGAAAAACAGAAAAGAGTCATACAAGCGAAATATAGAAAGTGAAAAGCAAAAGGCACTTGCGCTTCACCATAAACGTCAACAAAATGAACCTGAATATCGAGAACGTAGAAAAGCTTATCAAAAGGAGTACAATCAAGACTATATGAAGCGTCCTGAGACTCGCAAGAAGATGAGACGGTGGCATCAGAATTATATGAGTAATCACCGCAACAGAATCTCAAGACGCATCAGTTTTCAAATTTGGTTTTCATTACGAGATAAGCTGGATAAAACAAATAGAAAGAATCGTCGTCATTGGGAAGATTTGGTAGACTTTAGCCTCGATCAATTGGTAGCTCACTTAGAATCGCAATTTCATGGTGGGATGACTTGGGATAATTACGGCGGTGATATGGGTTGGCAAATTGATCATAAAACGCCTCGCACGTGGTTTGAGTTTGAATCGGAGAAAGATGAAGGATTCAAACAATGTTGGAAGCTGAAAAATTTACAACCAATGTGGTTGTCAGATAATGCTTCCAAAGGAAACAGGCGTGCTGGTTAGCGTGTGTTTTGTATGATAAAGGGAAGAAATAATGGACAAGCGCAAAGTAGCTGCTGAGTTGGTAAAGGTAGCCAGATTGCTAACGGGTCAGGATAAGAAGGAAAAGGCTCAAGAACTGGCAACAGCACTCAAGCGTGTCAGGGGAATCAAAAACGGACAAGTTGATGATTTCTCAGGCAGCGAGTTTGTTCTGTTCGCAAATGGTGATGCTTCCAAATCTTCCAAAGGCGCACAGAAGAAGGCGTTTAATTGGGATGTTGCACCAAGGAAAGTGGCGGATGAAATCAAGAAGCTGATTAAGAAGACAGACGGTGTGATGTTAAATTGGATGGATACGCCGAAGGCTGTTTATGAAGAGCAAGCAAAAGACCCACGGACGGGAAAGCGTGAGCGTTTGAATATTGGCTTTGACAATGACTATATCAAGTTCGAGGTCTACGTTTCAGGTTAAGGGGAATACAATGGACAAGCGCAAAGTAGCTGCTGAGTTGGTGAAGATTGCTAAACGTCTGACTGCGGCAAGAATGAAAATAAAGCCAGAGGATTATAAGATACTGAAAAGTTTTCTTGATAAGGCAGTGAGAAAGATTGGTAAGGACAAGCTTGCAGAATATAAAGAGAAACTGAAAACAAACCCGAAAGTACGTGATGCGGATATGCGTTTTCGTTGGGACTTGCTTCATGCTTCTCGTATTAAGATTGGCGATGGAAAAGGAATGAGGGGCGATGTTGAATTATACGGTTACATGAATGACAATCAGATCGATACGGCACTGAAAACATACATCAAATCAAAGAAATTGGATTGACTAAGGAAGTGACATATGGCAGTATTTCCCGGCTCGTATGTTCCAATTGGCGCATCTTCCAATGCGCGCGTTAATGAAATTGTCGACAACATGTTGACCCCACATTTGTTGAACTTTCGGCAAATTAGCGTTTACGACGAACAAGCAAAGCGAGTGTCGGCAACTGTTTTCAAACTAACGTATCCGAATTGGAATGATGCGTTTTCTGTCGTTGTTCATCTGAATGAACTTCAAATAGTAACACCCGCAAGCATCGACTATATCTTAGGAACAGTTACGCTTGCGGCTGCTACAACGGATCTGGATAGGGTCACTGTAACTTACAACATTGATTGGTTTCCTGTTGGTGTGCTTGCTGGGTTCATTTATCAAGCTATTGATGTGATTAACAACTCCGGCGTATCATCTGCTACGAATTACACAATTGCAGATGCGCCTCAGAATTGGGATGGTGTAATTACCGATCTTGTTGTTGCAATGTGTATGGAAAAGCTTTTGCTTGACTATGACCTTTGGTATGGTCGGGTCATCTTTGCAATTGGAGCAAATGAGCTTAACGAAGGTGGCGGAGATGTTGTTGGCGCGATTGAGACGATCAAGGGCAACGCCGATGAACGTGCAAAGACAGCTTTGGATAATGAGAAATTCAAGATCGGAAATTTGCTTGCTCCGCCAACGCAAACATACTATGCGGCAGTACGTGGAATAGGAAGAACAGGAGCGCACAATTACGGCAAGTTGCGGGGATGGAAGTCGAACAAATACCTCTGATTGAGAATTACCGTTTGACGAGATGATGAAATTACTCAGTGTTTAAGGAGAAAAAAAATGACTCGCGAACAACGTATCAAAGTTGCAAAGCGTTTGGTAAGGCTTGCAAAAGAGATGAACGCACAAGGGCCACAAAGAATCAGGCGTCGAGAAACAGGAATGGGTCCATTGATTACCAAGCTGATCGACGAGACGGGTGGAGATGTTGCAAAAATGCTTACTGCGGTAATTATGGCAGGACAAAAGGCAGGCAAAATTCCTTCTGGCGGCACGGCAAAAATGATTACCAAATTACAGCAGGCTTTGAAAGCTATCTAAAGGGAATTGAAATGGACGATAACAGCATCTCAAAAGAATTGGCAAATATCAGTCAAATTATTGATTCCGCACGCTTGCTTGAACTTGTTCGAAAAGAAGTTGGGACAGCGATGCAGGGCAAGCAGGCAATGGTTATTGGCGGAGAACTTTCTGATAAGCCAAATTATGATGTCGTTGTTATCCATCACTCAGGCAAAGATGGCAATGGTGTGATCACACGTCGTTTGCGAGACGCTGTTGAAGATATTGAGATTACAAATCTTGACAACATGGTTGATAACATGCTTGGCATACGTTACAAACAGGAAAAGACGCCGGATGTATCTAAAACCAACAGCGCTGGTTGATGGCGATAAAGTTGCTATCATTACGCCTTCTTCTCCGATTACGTCGACTAAGGCAATTCAGTCTGCGTTGCCTGTCTTTGTAGAATGTGGCTTGGAGCCTGTTCTTGGTCCCAATTTGAGAAATTTACGTTCTGACGCTTGGAATTCTGCTCCTGTTGATCAACGTATTCATGAAATAGATTGGGCCTTTAGCGACAATACTATTTCTGCCGTATGTGTGAGTGAAGGCGGTTATTCTGCGATAGAACTGTTACCTTATATCCCTTACGACTTGATTCGCAAAACGCGTAAACCATTCATGGGGATGTCTGATATTACAGTTATCAACAATGCAATTTTGCGTTGTTCCGGGCTGGTAAACTTTTGCGGCCCAAATATTCGTATTCGCGAGAAAAAGCCCCTTGATGAGCAAAATCTTAAACACGCACTTATGCTACTCAAGCTTGATTCTGAATGGCACAATGATCCTTTTTCAGATTGTTCATTACCGCGTTGCGTCTGCGGTGGAATTGTTCGGGGAACTTCAATTGGCGGAAACTTGACTTTGTTCACGGCGTTGATAGGAACGCCATTTTTGCCAGAATTGGAAGGCGCAATTTTATTTTTGGAAGATACTCAGGCAGGTGGTTACGAAGTTTCAGCTTGCTTGAATCAGCTTGAATTGGCTGGGGTTTTTGAAAAAGTTGGCGGCGTTGTTTTTGGAGAATTTGTCGAACGGCCAGAACGACAGGATTCAGATGTTTCTGTTGAGGACGTAGTTGTTCGATTCTTTGAAGATAAATTGCCTTGCGTTTTCGGAATGAACTTCAGTCATGGCGAGACGGTTGCGAACGTTCCGCTTGGGGTGGAAACTTCTTTGGACGCTGAGAGCTGTATGGTTATGTTTGGAAATCCCTTTTCATGAAACCAAAGCTGAAAAAAACCGTTCTTGCTATCAAAAGCGTAAAGGTAAAGACCTCAAAGGGAAAAGAATTTTCCATTGAATTTACTCTTTACAAAAAAGCAGGCTATATCAGTGGCGTTTGTAATTGGAAGTTGGACGGGGAAGAGAATTCAGATCAACGGACGTTTGGTCGTGTTGGGAACGCTAACGTAAAAGAGTTGATCGCTGATTGGGTTAATGAAATATTGCAACAGGTAGGAACAGAAACCGATGTTGAAAATGGTTGGGATGCTTCTGGAGAAATCAAGTCGCTTGAAAAAGTTTTACCAGCAGAGTTGAAACCGACTAAGCAGATAGCTAAAGAACTTGTTAAGATTGCGAGAGAAATATGCCAGATGTAAGTCCAACAACAGGTGAAGCCTATTACAGCGGCACTTGGGAAGACGTGCGCAATCTTTGTAAGGTTTTGAAGATTGGCAGTGGGCGGCTCGCATTGATAGACCAAAAGCTTGTTGAGTTTTATCAGGAACAGGTTGATCGTGAAATCGATGGAGAACTTGAACAATATTATTATGTCCCATTACGTTCGTACAATATGTATCGCCCGGTTGATTCAACGACAATTTCCGTATTTCCGGGAGCGATACGTTCATTAGCTCGGCATTGGGCTGCTGGCGCTCTATTGATGAGCGAGTTTCAAGACCTTGATCCAAACGCAAATGAAGGTGCCACGACTTATATTACGGAGAGCAAACAAAAGCTTTATGATTTTATGCGCTTTCAAAAACGTATTCCCGGACAAACTTGGAAACACAATTTGCGAACGATGCCTCCAACAATGGCACCGGGGTTCAACCCAGAACCGGAATGGTAATATGAGACGTTGTGCTCAAAAGGAAGAATTGTCGCCAGCTGAAAAAGCAAAGCGCGTGAAAAAGCGCACTGATGGCGTAAAGAATATTGCTGATAATTTGCAGAGTTTACGACGTAAATTGAATCAAGAATTGAACTCTGGTGATGAGAAAGAACGTTTGGTCGCTCTTGTTATTAGCGTAATGGACAAAACCGCTGAACGCGTAGGAAATGAAGAGTCAGCGGAAAACAATCACCTTGGCGTTACAGGATTCAAGAAAAAGAATATTTCCGTGGAAGGCAATACAGTAAAGCTTTCCTATACGGGAAAATCCGGCGTCAAGCATGAAAAGGATTTCACGGACAAAAAACTTGCACCGATGATTTCTGATTTGTTGAAACAGACAAAAGGCGAAGACAGTTTTGTGTTCGAAACGCCTGATGGATTCAAAATTAAATCGGATCAGGTTACGCGATTTCTGAAGCCATTTGACATTAAGCCAAAAGATATTCGCGGCTATGCAGCAAACCGATACATGATTCGCTCTTTGAAGCGTCGTGGAATTGAACCTGATGAGAAGGAACGCAAAAAACGGTTTTTGGAAACGCTCAAAGATGTTGCTGAGCGGGTTGGTCACACGCCATCAATGCTCCGGAATTCCTATTTGCTTCCCGATCTGGAAGACAAATATATCAAGCACGGAAAGGTGGTTGAATTGGATCGCAAGGCAAGTATTGATGAAAAAGCTATTATTGCCCGTTTGATGGCTCCACCGGGAATAGGAATGAACCAAAATGAGTTGGGTGGCGAAGCTCGTCCTAAAGATCATGTCGTGGATAACACTGTTGAAGTTCGTATCATAACGTTTGATGAATTACGGGATATGATGGATAGGTTGACAAAATCAGCTTGCTTATATTATGCTGGAATAGAAGACGTCTTGAAAAAATACTCGCAGAAAAATAAGGCTTGGTATTATGATAAGAAGAGTCAAACTTTCACTGCGGATGCTTCTGATTTAGGCCGTGGAACTTGGAAAGACCCTTGGAATCGTTCGATCAGAGACAGTTGGATTAGCCCAATTCGAGACAGAGAGGGCGACATCCAGAAATGGACAGGGCATACAACGGTCAAGGGTGAAAAGATAAATCTAACGATTTTCAATGACTGAGGAGAAGAGAAATGAATGAAGTCGTTGGGGAATTAGTAAAAATTGCGAAAATTTTACTTGCTGCCGAAGGCGACAAATGCGGTCCAAAAGGTTGTATCCGAAAAATTAAGGGTGGTTATGGAATCATGTCTGGAAAAACGGGCAAACTTTGGGGAACAGAAGACGGCGGAAAGGCAAGAGTTTACAAAACGAAAGAAATCGCTGAGGATGTTTTGAAACGCTACCATGGCTGGGGATTTTAACGTAAGTACAGACAGGTAAAGTAGATGTACACAAACGCGTCAAATATTGTCAAAACGCTCATCCGAATGTTAGAAAATAATTTGGAGAACATTAATTGCGTTGTGCACTATTACGAGGATAAAAATTTGACTTTGTGGGAAGGAATGCGCCGGACTTTGCCTGCCGACGCCTTCCCAGCGTTTGAGATTGAGCCGACGTCTGGTTCTAATAGTTGGTTCGCAACCCGTTCTCAGATGCCACGTTACAGCTTCAACTGTACTCTGACGGTTTTGAATGATAATGAGGATTATGGGGTTGAATATATTTCATCTGTTGCAACAGCATTGATTGAGGTGATGACTGACCCGGCAAACTTACAACTTCGCGTTGTAAATGAAGTGAGATGGTCTCCAAACACTGGGTTGTGTGACACATACATCACAGATAGTTTGGTAGAAAGCGTGACGTACAATTCCGCAAAAGAGGGTACCATAAGGACTTGCGAGTTTGATTGGTTCGCAATGGTTCATGAGCCGTATCCTGATACGCATTTTTGGGTATTTTTCTCGAATACGCCTGAACCAGTGGAGGTTCGGCCCCGAAACAAAATTTTGCCGCCATGACGTTGCATAATTTTTTTATATTCGCCTATTAAGTGGAGAGCTTGTACATGGATTCTGCGGGTGTTTACAACGCTATTCGGCGTGAAAAGCCTCTTGACAAGGTAAACAGCGCTATCAAGAAAGGCACTGTTGTTTGGAATAATAACAGGAAAATTTTGATCGATTTGATGATTGAAAATGATGTCGACGCGGCTGCGAAAAACGTAAAGCTGCTTCCAAAACAAATTGATCAATTGAGTGAAGAAATCATGAAGTACCGAATGGCAATTTTGAGCGTAGCGTTTTCTATGGGGAATTAAATGGACCCCGCAACGAAAGATTACGTCAGGCTCAAGGTTGTTTGGAAGCTGAAAGATATTCAGAAAAACCTTGGGGTGATGAAACGGGAAGCATTGATTCTGCAACGTTTCACCGGACAGAACTTAACTGATTTGCAAATTATGGACGCTTTGGAAACGGCTGACAAAAACGCTCAAGAAGCTTTGAAAACTTTAACAACCTTAAAAAAAGATGTACATGGCTTTCTAAGGAGGATATGAGATGGGACTCATTCAGAGCAGTGTCCTGTTAGGTATTGCGGACCGTTGCGCTTATCAATACGGTGTGATTGCAGAAAATTGGGATAGCATCAACGTCACGGGTGGTGGTTACTATTTCCAGCGCGTCACAGCAACAGATGATCCTGATGTTGAAATCCCTCTATTGAACACATACTACCTACTGGACACTGAGGGGTTCAACCTTGAGAACATGATCAAGTCAGGTCTTCCAAAGCTTTTGACCGTGGTCACTGCTATGGATGCCCATTTCAGTCGCGTTGGTCACACTGGCGGTTGGGACAGTTATCTCAATGCCGACGCTGAACGCGTCAGTGATTATTTCAACATGGTCTATCACGCGGCAAAAAGCGTTTATATGCTTGCCAATAATGTTTTCTCGGAAGATGAAAACGTCTTCGGAACTTTCACCGGGGCACCTGTCTTTACTGATGGCGTTGACTATGGTGATGGTTCTTGGGAGAATTATGCAGATGGAAGTCAATTTGCCCCAACGCAATTAAGTATTGTCGTCGAAACAGGCGCAACAGCTTCAAACCTTGTGGTAACGTTGAACGTGAAGAATGCACAGAATCAACCTACGACAGTTCAAAACTCAGTACCTCTAAACGGCGGTGTAGGAACTTCAGTGGACATGGGAACAGCAAATGACCGTTTCCTTGATGTTACCGGCGTTGTGATTGATAGTGGTTCTTTAGCAGGTGGTAATGTGAAAATTATCAATAAAGTAGAACGCGCAGTTGCTCCGTAATGATCGCCAAGGGAAAGAACTAAACAGGAGGATATGAACCATGGCAATGGGATACATGGGATTTGCAAAATTTTATCTTCAGTCATCTGGAGGTTCTCCAAGCAGCCCGCTCTTGCTGCTTGCGACTGGAGCCAGCGTCAACCTGACCCTTGAACCGATCATGTCAACAGCAGTCTGGGGCGCTGGTTGGTATAATGCGGCGTCGACATCCCACTACGCGGATGGCGCGTTGCGTTATGAAGGTTCAATTGATATCGAGCTTCAGGGTACGAATGACCTTTGGAATTTCGTACGTGACTGGGGCATCGAATATCGTGCCTTCCCGATGAGTGCTGATATCAGCCCAGACGGACGGCGTGTTTATTCATTCTACACGGCAGGTGATTATACTCTGGGAAGTCACGCAGAGAATTCATTCACCAATGCGGGAATGTATTGCACGTCTCTTGGTTTCAGCACATCAGAAGGCTCTTTTGTCACTGTGTCTTGCGGTGCTGTAGGTTTGGAACGCGTCTTTGCGTTGACCGGCAAGAAGTATATTGAAAACCGTGCCGGTATTACAACGTGCGATGAGTTGATGACGACGTTCCCATTGAATCCATCTTCAGCAAATATTTCTCCTATTCCGTTCTGGCGCACCAATGCAAACTTGCTTGACCTTGGCGTTACTTCATATCCAACGTACCCGACATATACTCCGTTTGTAAGCGGTACCGTGTTCCAAGCTGACCTTGAGACAATTGAATGGTCGGTAGATGTTACAAACAACCAAGTCATTCTGTATACGTGCGATGGAACGCGCGAAGCTACAGCTGTATTGATGGGTACAATGGATGTGTCTGGTTCAGTGACGCTGTTCTCTGTAGACGGTGTGTTTGACCCGATTCTTGGTCCGACTGGAACAGAAGGAACGGAAGACAACCCATACTTGTATGCTCAACGTACAATTTTCCGCGTTGAGATTCAGCGTTCACCGGCTTCAGCAAACCCAGTTTATATTGAGTTGCCTGCCGTTCTTGTCACGGCTGATGACTATGGTTTGAAGGGGCAGAACGATGTAACCAGTCGTGGTTTCACGATTCAGGGCTTGGGTGGCCGCTGTCAGAGCGGTGGAACGATTTATCCTCCATGCATGATGTCACAAGCGACGTAAATAATGGCAGTAGGATATGAAGGCGCAGCACTGATAGGGTCCGAATTGATTCTCTGTACTGGATTGGATATTCCAGAAGGAGAATCTCGGTTAGATTCAGCAGGTGCGTTTCGCGGAAGTTTTGATCTCTCTGAATCCATTTCAGATGTCCACGCCTATGATTGGCCAGAAAACAATGGTAGTGTTAGTTTTGAAGCAAACACTAACATTGTCACTTTTTTGAAAAGCTGGATGGGAAGCAGAGATGAATCAAAAACCGTTCAGATGTATCCTGATGGCGGGTCTGCGCAGCAGTTTAATGAATGTTTTTGGACTTCCGTCAATTTCAACGCTGCGGAAGGATCAGCAGTAACGGGTTCGCTTGACTTTGTAGCGATTGAACGATCTTCTGAAGCAATTGCAAACAACTACATTAGCAACCGAAACGGACGGTTACAAGATGGAACGATTCCGGGATACAATTCAAGCGCTTTAAGCAGTTCGCAGCTGGGCGCTTTTGCTGGCGGAGTTTCTGGCGGAGACGTACAACCAGTTCCTTACTGGCTTGGCGTTTTAATCAGTTCAGAAATGATCCCCAGCAATTCTAAGATAACAAGTTGGTCCGTTACCATCAATCAGGAAGTTGTCAAGTATTTCAAATGCGAAGGACTTTATACCGAAGCAGTTGCGCCGTTCCGCGTTGGGATTGGGGCTGTAACAGTTGAGCTTCAAGTTGAGTTGTACGTTGTCTCTTCGTCGTATGTTGTTCAACAAGATGTAAACGATTTGACAGTAGATATTGGCGGCGTAACTATTGGGATGAGCGATTTGGAACTTCAGAATCACGCGCAAAACATAGCAACAGGGAGTGATCTAACGTCAGTAGAAATGACGTATGCTGTTCACGGTTTATCTGTAGCTTGATTCCCGGCGAATTTTGCCGGATAATATGATATGAGATATGATATGAAAGATAAAGGCACAGGATAGGTCTCAACAGATCACGCTGTCGTGATTGAGATTTGTCCTGTGCCTTTTTCATTGCCCTGATTGGGAGAATATGATGGCCAAGAAAGTGATACCCAAGACAGAAAATTTACCCAGCAAGCCGGAAAGCGAACAGCGTGTTGACGAAAAAATAAGTAAGCCCGGCAAGTTTGAAATTACGGATGATGAAAATTTCACAGTAAAGATTCCAGTAAAGACAACTGAAAAACGTTGGGTGGTTATTGAAAACGAAAAGCAAGCAGATGAAACGCACGAAGTTGTTTTCAGGATGTGGAGTTACGAGGAAGAAATCCAATTGAGAAAAGAAGCTACAACATACGATGCAATGAAGCGGATGCACTTTGTTGACAATGATAAACTGAACCGCTTGAAACTTCAAACGCTTTTGAAATCTTGGTCATTTGAAAAGGACAATCCAAGATTGAAAATTCTACACGTCAATGGAACCATGGTTGACGAAGTTTGGAAAATGGTGATGAAGCTTCATCCGAACATTTTGAGATACATAATTGACAGGATGAACAATGTACTTGAATATAACGGATGACGAACAAATACGCAAAGAATACGAGTTGTTTGCTGGCGGCGATGATATCAAAATAAGCATCAACGCAAAGAAGCACGGAAAAAGCTTTTTGCCGGACCCAGATGGAAAAATTGTCTTGTGGGCAAAATTTCGCAAAATGACGGTTGAGAATTATTGGTTCATTGAAAAGCTGATGAAGTTTGAAGTTGAGCGGGATAAGCACGTTGAAGTTGAATACGATATGGAAGAAGGGAAAAGACAAATTCTTCGCTTTCAATTGACTGGCTGGAATTTGCCCTTGGAATTGAGATTTGATGAAAACGATTATTTAACAGAAGACTGTTTGAAAGAAGTTTTACATTTGCCCGCTCCGCTTGTGGGAGTTTTTGTTGACAAGTTTATTGACACCTACACTGTTTCATATGATGAACAAACGGAAATTGATAAACAATGCGCGTCTCTTTTTGCAAGGAACAGCCGTGGCGTGGAAAATGCTTGCGAAGCGGTTACGTTGTTTTGCGTTCTTGGAAACATGTGGGAGAAATTTGGGATTAACCGTTTTCAATTGAAAAACCTTCCTTACAAAGAGTATGTGATGATGCGCATGGTTTTGTCGCGTGAAATTGATAAGCAGCGGGCAGAGGTTGCTTCGAGAAAGCGTAAAGGTGCGACCAAGATTGCAGGTGCTGGTGGAAAAGTACGACCAAGCAAAGGCGTGACGGTTGAGGGCTGAAGATGGCAGTAGAAGTCAAAAAACTGGGGTTTTCTGGCGCTGGAGTCGTTGATAACGTTCAAGTACTCATCACTGCCGGAACCTTGACAAAAGAGCGTAATATCCCTTATACAACGCCATTGTCGCTTCCCAAGCCAACAGGAATTACAGGTTCAGTTTCCAGAACCAAAGTCAGGTATGCTGATGGAACGTATATTGTCAATGGGAGTATTTCGTTTGACTTGAGCGCTTCTTCTGTGTCCCTGATGACTAAAAACAGGATGCTAAAGCGTGGATATCAATTCCCTGTAAGGGTTTATGATGGCGAACAGGGCTATCAATGTTCGTGGTGTTACGTGACTTCAATTTCTTTGACGGGGAGCGTTGGTGGTTTGATCACGGCTTCTGTGAGCTTTGTTTCAAGAGGTGATTGGATTGAAGTGACTGGCGCTGGAAGTTTCATTGGATCGGAGGAGCCGCTGGGTTATTGGGCTTCAGGGAATAGCAATGTCCGCGATTGGACGTTTAACTATAATCAACCTGCTGATCCTATTTATTTGAACGGCGATGAACTTTGGCCGCGTTACATCAAGGTCGGATTGATCGACTACACACTTGACGTGACAACCTACGATGAAGTGTTGGCTCATAATACACTGCTGATTTATTCAGCGTCTTTTTCGTTAACAGGAAATTCAAGGACAAGGTCTTACAACTTTAATGGGACAACGGATTTGGGAACGTTCACTCACTCTTTTGAATCTTCCGGTCAACCCGGCGACGGGTCGGATGCGGTCATTATTAACTAAGGAGAATTACGATGGCAGAAGACACTAATGCAAATCCACAAGTTACAGATTTGGAAGAAGAAAAGTTCGGGGAACCAAAAAAGGATGCTATTACTGAAGCAAAAAAGATAGCAACAGGAATTAAAAGCGCAGCGGAAAACAAAGCAGCTATCAAAAAAGCAAAAACGAAAGAAGAGGAAGAGAAATCTAAATCATTGGTTGACTATCCCTCAATTTTTATCGATCCTGAAGAAAGAATCAAAGTGGGTGTTGATATTCTTTTTGACCCTGAAAACGGGCGACCACTTTTGATGATTTCCAACAAGCTTGAAGACAAAGAAGCTGATTTGACTTTTCTTCGACGCGTTCATGAACAAGCTGAATTTTCTCATCCAACTTATAATGATGTTGTGACATATAGAGAAGCATCGATGTCGTGGGACAAAGAGTCAAGACAATTTCTTGCTGATCCTGTAAAGATGCGAATTCAGTTCATCCGTTATCATTTGAAAAGTTTAACATTGAAAGACAAAACAGGAAAGCAACTCGAATTGAAGTTTGATGAAAACGACGCTCTGACTGCGGATTGTATGAAAACAATCGGAAAGATTACACCTTCATTGATGGATTTGATTCTTTCAGAATTTGAAAGAGAAACCTTGCTGGGGTAATGAACAATGCCTTTTAACATTAAGTCTCTTGAACAGCAGTGGGAAAATCTCGACAGCAAAACTGTTGACAAACTTATCTCACATATTGATAAGTTATCTGGCGAAGTTGCAAAGGCGAAGGCCAAATACAAAGACCTCAATAATGTAATTAAAAACGAAACAGACCCTACAAAAGTGAAGCAACTTGCTATTGAATTATCAGAAGTTGCGGATGCAATCAATGAAGGCAATAATGCGATTAAACAACACAAGGCAAATGAGCTTCTGAAATCATTTGAATCTTTGACGGATTCGGCATCTGACGCGGCAGGGGCGATTGGGAAAATTAAGAAAGAACTTGGAACCAAAGAATGGAACGAATATAGCCGTGCTGTTGGAATGAGCGGCAACCAATTAGAGAAAGAAAAAAAGCGGTACGACGCTCTTCATGGCGATCTTGAGAAGCTTCGCAAAAAATTATTGGGCCTTGTAGATGCTACAAAGACAAAAGGAAAAAGCGACAAGAAAACGCTTGACAATCTTAACAAGGAAATAAAAGAGACTAAAAGAAGCGTTGATCAAAAAAAGAAAGAAATCAGCGTTTATGAGGATATTGCAAAAGCTTCGAAAGGAGCGAACAAGGAAAGGCGTTCCGCTGTTGAATTTATGCGCAGCATGGGGGCTGGGCCGAAGACTGAAGATTGGGCACGCCTTGCAAAGATTGTTGATCAAACAAAAGTCATGAAGATGAAAGAGGAGTTTGAAGCAACAAGAAAAGAGTTGGAAGCAGGGGGAAAACAATTAATTGCTCTTGAATTTGAAATTGAGGGTGCCACTGATCCAAAAGAAGTAAAACGCCTCAATGACGAATTTGACGAACTCTTGGACAAAGTACAAGCACTTGAAGAGACTCAATTGGGCCGTGGAACATTGGTCGCGGCTGCAAGTGATTTTGAAAAGGGTGCTGAAAAAGTTACGGTGCTTGGAAAAGCTTCAGAAGATGCGAAACGCGAAGTTGATGGACTTGGCGGAGGGTTAGGAGAGAATGCGACAGGGGCGATTGCGTTTGGGCTTGCAATTGCTTATGCAGGAAAACAACTTTCTGATTTTGGAACGAGATTGCTTGACGCTCAAAAGAAGTGGGCCAAATACAACGTGCAAACCGCTATTGCTGCGCGGACAATTCCAGATTTCAAAGGTGGCTCACAAGGGTTGGATGATTTGCGTTCGCGCTTGCGTTTAACATCTGATGAAGCAATTCGATTTCAAGATGTTTTGAAAAGCGGGTCTGTTACGGGTGTCGTAAGTATAGAACAACTTGTTAGCGCTGCTACAAAGTTAGAAGAAGCTTTTGGCGAAGACCCAACTGACCGTTTGAGAACGTATGTTGAATTGCTTCAACAAATTCCAACGCTTGAAACAGATTTGAACATTACTGCAAGCCTTGACGATCAAGCTGCTGCTTGGTTTGCGCTTGCTGAGCAAGGAAAGGTTCAGCAAGTCATTGAGATGCAAGCTGCTGGTTTGGCAGGCGCGGAAGAAGCAGAGATGCCAGAAGGAAGCGCGGCAGAAGTTGAGGCGCTGAAAACTCAGCGAGATATGGCAACCGCTTTGGAAAGTATTGAGAAAAGTCTTTCTGAATACATTCCAAACAGTTTATCATATTTTACAACTGCTTCTGGTGCGTTGTTACAAACTGGAGCAACCATTTGGTCTTTGTTTGTAATGTCCAAAACGATCAAATTGCTTTTAGACAAAATTGGGATGACGGAGAAAATATCAGGAAATAAGTTAAAAGATATTGAACGGGACACGACAAAAATAGATGTGAACACGGATCAGGTTGAATCTAAACTTGATCAAATTAAAAATGCAAAAGTCTCTCCAGTGGGAGGCGCTGCCGCTCCCGGTGGGTTTGGTAGACAGATGCTCACAATGCAAAGGGGTACCCTTGGGGGCGCGGCTGGTGGTGCAGTTGGTGGCGCTGTCCTTGCGGCAATTGAAACAGGGTTTAATGACCAACTTACTGTTCACCAAAAAGCTATGACCGCAGTTACTGGCGCAGTTGGTGGTGGAATTGGCGCTGCGCTTGGTGGCCCAATGGGGGCAGCAATTGGAGCGCAAATTGGGACATCGATAGCAGGAAGTATTGATTGGGATGCAATATTTGGAACAGCGGCATTTGAAAGGAGTAAACAAGCTTTTGAAGAAGAAATTATTGCAATTGAAAAGCATACAAGCGCGATAATAGAAGCAACCAAAATGCAACGGTCAGCCCTTGAACTTCAACGAGTTCTTGGATTTTTGAAATCAGCTGTTGAATCGCCTATTGTAAACTTGGCGCGGTTAAACAAAACAGTTGCTGATTTGACTTTTGAAAATCTTGAAATGGGCCTTGGAGCTTCCGCTGATTTTTCTGCCGCTATGGAACAAGGAGAAACGGCAATTACAAGAGAATTCAGCCAGATGAAAAGACAATTCAGCTTAGCCCGAGATATGATTATGAACAATTCCAATCTGGAAGGAAAGCAAAGACAAGCAGCATTGGCTTCATTGCACAAAGTTGAATTGGAAGCAGCAAAGAAATATGCTCAGGGGCTCTTAAACCTTGTGGGGCGTTTTGAGGATATCCCAGCTGTACTGCGCTCCGAATTACAACTTGGAATTAAGCAAGCTATGCTTGACCTTAAAATTGATATTGGCACTGATGTAATGGGCGACGCTACTGATGACTTCTCAGCAATGTTAGCCGATGTAACAAATGCATTAGCCGAATCTGTTCCAGAAGTGACGAAAAGTTTACGGCGAGGGGCAGAAATTATTGAAGCAACGACTGAAAAATTTACTGTTGGCGATTTTAACAAGGATATGAACGCAGTGGTTCGGGGTTTGAAGGGCAATCATAAAGATTTGGTTAATCAATTTAAGAAAACATTGAGCAAAGAAACTGGGTTCTATCAAGTCAGAGAGGAAAATGCCGAAGCATTAAAAAATGTGATCGAGACCACTCAGGCGCGAATAAAAGGCTTGAAAGATATGCCGGAGTTTGATTTTGACGTGTCAATGCTTGAAGCGTCTGAGAAAGCGTTCAATGAGTTTGAAAAAGCAAAAGAAAAAATGGCTGATTTAGCCAAAGCTGAAAAAGAAGCTGCTGATTTCAATGCAGAAATTGGGAGAAGTGTATTGGAAGAATTTGGTCATCGTAATACAATGACAGAAAAGGAAAAAGCCGGTTATAAAGAATTGATGAAAGCGCAGGCAGAAGTAAGAAAGTTTGCAGAAGGTGGTTTTAAGATAGCAAAAGAAAGCTACGAACAGCAACAAAAAGCGCTCGTGGTTCGCGCTAAACAATTGGGTGATGCAAACGATATATTAGAGTGGGAATCCTCTTTGAATGGGGTTGAAGCAGAAGCAGCAAAATGGATGAAAAAACGCCTTGAGGAAATGAAAAAACAACAAGACATCGTCAGCGAAGAAGCGCAGGGACTTCAACAACTTGTGAACCGGATGCAAAAGATCAAAGCGCTTCAGGAAGAAAGAAATATTGGATTAAAAGCGCAAGAAAAAACTTTAGAAGGGGTTCAAAAACGCTTGCGAAGGTTTGTTGGCGTTCTCAAACTTGGCGCGACGTTGATTGATGAGAGTGGCGTGGTACAATCGATGGAGCGTTCTATTGCTACTTTATCAAAAGAAAGAGAACTTGCAGGGTTGATGGGGGTCAATGCAGAGCTTTCAGGAAAAGAAATTTTGAAAACAGGGGAAAAATATTCTAAACAACTCACAATCGCTAAGGGAAATTTAGAGTCTTTGAAAAAATTGGCAGAAGGCGGTGCCAAAGCTGCTAACGTGATGAAAAAAGTCGGAGAACAGTTTGCGCTCATTGATGAAACGATTTCAAAAAGATTCAACATAGAAGCAATGGCCCCAAGGTTAAAAAAGGCATTTGGAAAGGATAAGGCAAAAGGTTTTGAAAAATTGTTGCTTGATCAAGCGGAAGCAGTTAAAAAAGCGTTTGAAAAATTTGAAGAGAAGAGGCTTGCAAAAGTTGGGAGAGAAAAACTAAAGAAGTTTGGACAAAACGTTGTTGACGCAAAAAAGGAATTGGACAAAAGTCTTGCAGAAGTTTCAGCAGCTGCTCCTGAAGTGCCTATTGACGATATTAAAGGCGCATTTGATATTATGATTTTGACTACGCAAGCTTTTTCTGGAGGCATTCAAGAGACGGCTAAAAAAATTAAAAAACGAATTGCTGAGTTAAACTTGGACATGGCTGTCCTTCCGCGAATGCTTGAGGCGCAGCGGCGTGCAATTGCTGATAGTATTCCTCAACAAGCGGCAAGGAATGTTTTGGACACGGCTGCTGCAATGGGCGATCTTGCTTCTGAAATGATGGATTCTCGGACGGCAGCAATAGCGTATGCAAGATCACAAGAAGCGATCTCAAGAGGTCATGAAGATTTAGTAGATCAACTCAAGGAACAAGAAAAAGTTGTTAAAGCTGTTTTTGAAGGAATGGTATTAGCGGCGAAAGGAGACCCAGCAAAACTTTCACGAATACGTTTACAATATGAGAGTGAAATGGCTTCGCTTGCAAAAGAGCGTTTAGAAGCTGAAAGACATGTCCTAAGCGCTTCGATGGACGCTTTAGATCGTCGGCTGAAAGCAGACATGGCTGGATTGGAAATCAGAAAAGAAGAACTTGATATTCAACAAGACCTTGCGAATACGCTTGGTTGGAGCGTTGGCCAAATCTTTACAATCCAAATGGAACAACTGGGAGCTGCTAAACAACAACGTGACATACTTTTGGAAGCGTGGAAAGACGCGGAAGCAGCGACAGGAGTTACAGAAAGAACAGAACAATTACGTTTGAAATATGTTAGAGCGGCAGCTGACGTTCAAAAGAAGGCGTTGGGCGCACAACGTGACGCCTATGATAAGTTGCTTGATAAAGCGTTTGGCGCAATCCGTTCTGCGCGTGGGGCGCGTCGGCAGTTGATGACCAAAGCGCAAATCTTTGGAACGGGGTTTGTTCAAAACGTAGCTTCGGGTTTAGTCACTGGCGGTGGGGCAATGACGGTTGCAGAGCGTCAAGCACGTCTTGCTGGAGTGGGCGGTGGCCCAAGAGGGGGTCGTGGCGGTGGCGCGGCCCCAACAAAACCAGAAGACAAACAAATCAAAGCGGCTGATACAAACGTTGACGCTTCAAAACGAATGCATGATGCAGCGGAAATAATGTGGGAAGCAACAAGTGGAAATCGCAACACAATGCGCGATTTTTCAGGGGTGATGAGGAATCAAACTTTCCGCGCGGGAGCAGGTCCAACGCGGCACCCGGTGAATGCAATGGTCGCAGGAGGGGCAACGGGGCGCGCAGCGGTCCCTATGGCGGGAAAACCACAAATGGTAATGCCAGTTTTGACTTCGGAGGAAAAACAGCATTTTGAGTCTGCAAAACGATTTTATCGTGATGCGGTTAAAGAAGGCAGAACTCAAAAAGACATTTTGGATTCAACAAGAGCAATTCTGAGTGGTGGTTCTGATGAAGACAAAAAATCGGCAGATAAAATTATTACTGCTCTTCAGGTTGAAGCGGGGAAAGGGCGCTTACCAAAAGCGCCAAAACTTAATCCAAAAGAAAAACAAGATTTTGAAAGTGCAAAACGGTTTTATACAGATGCGAAAAAAGAGGGGCGGACACAAAAAGACATTTTTGGAGCAATTAGAACTATTTTGTCAACTGGTGAAAAAGGCAATAAAGAATCTGCTGACAGAATTGTTACTCTCCTCAAGGAAGAAACAGGAGAGAAAAAAGCAGTTACAAAAGCAGTTGAAACAACCGTCGATTCGTCGGCAAAAAGAGGGCTTGGAAAAAGAGGAATCAGAGCGCCAATCGCAGGCGTGGGCGCTGGCAAAATTCCACCTGCGCTTCAAAACTTTCTTGCGCCAATTACTTCCATGGCAGATGGTGCCGGAATGCCCGGTTTTGCAGGATTAGATTTAGCAGGTGGTCTTTCTGGTGCTGTTGGCGGGGTACAAGGAATGCTTGGAGGGGCAGTTGCTGCTACTCAAGGAAATCTTGGCGGTTTGTTTGGAGGTATGCAAGCTGCATTGACTGGTGCATTGACTCCAAAAGTCGGATTAGGGGGCAGGCGCAGAGGTGGAGGCGCACGTCGGCCAGCTGCTGCAAGAAGACCTGCGCCGTTCCAAAAGGTTGTACCAGAAGCAACAGGGGCAACTGCTGCCACTGCTGCGACAGGTGGCGCAGGTGGCGCAGGGGGAGGAACCGCGACAGCCCCGATGCAGAAAGTTCCGATTCAACTCAGCATTAGTTCTGATGGAAAAATTGATATTAGACCGTCTGTTGAAAAAATTGTTTTCGATATGGTTCCGAAGTTAGTGGCTTCAACAGAGTTTTCTCGTGCTATGAATTCAAACGGTTATCCAAATAAGTATCAACCAACTTAATGGATGAACAATGTCTGACAATCCAATAGTAGAACTTACTTTTGTAATCCCTGCGCCGGGACAACCGGAAATCATACGGGACAGTTTCACCCGTGTTGATTTTGGAAATGAAATTACAAAAGTGTATCCTGATGATATTGACCCTTCTGGAGATTTGACAACTTTCACGCCAGAATATCCAAAGGCTTTTTACTTTTGGAATATGGGAGGTGCTTATGAAAGAGCAGGAATTGGAACAACTCCTGATTTTATTACAGCAGACAATTGGACTGACGTTGTAAGTTTGGCCCCTTCTGGGTTCATTACTTCAGTCAATTCAGTTATGCCCAAGTTGATGATCCCCTCTAAGCTTCTTGTCAAAAACGGATTCGGCAATCTTGGCGATGACAAAAAAGCAAAAGAACTTACCAATGGAACTTATAATCTTTTTGATTGGACCGTTGTTAAGCTTGCTGGTTCATCTACATTGACTGATGAAGACAAACGTTGTCTTACGGTAGCGCATGACGCAATTTCAATCAATCAAAAAGACGACACAGGAGATGGCGAAGGAGGAACATCCGCAGAATTACAGCTCGATGAGCCAACTGGAGCGCCAACGGGAGAGTGGGAGCCAACTGAACTCGTAGGAGAAGGTGCTTTTTGCTTACTCGTTAATGTTGTTCCAACAACTGCTGCAAAGCAGGCTGCTGATGACGAAACAAAACGCTGGAGTGTTGCGTTGTCAGCAAACGAGCTTGAAATCTTTCTTGATTCCAATGGAATGCGTATCAAAATTGGACAAGAGGAAGAACGCGCGCAGTTGGTTCAGGCGGCAGCAAAAGAAGCACCACCACAAGAAGCAGAATTTACTGAAGCAACAATGCTGTATATATTGATCGTCTACCCCGTATGGAATGGCGTCATCGTTGCAAATGGAATCCAAGACATTAGAAATGTCGTGAATGTTGCCAGTCAGTTTTGTGTGAAAGACCGCGAGCTAAGCATCAACGATCCAACATTGCAACAGCGTGGCGCAGGCGGCGTAACTGGAACGTTTGATCCAGAAAATCCGGCTGACGTCTTTATCAAAATGCCCGCTGGCGACAAGGCAAAGGTTTTGTTTGGAAACGAGATTAATGCCATAACAAAAAATTGCCGTTTTGATATGGCTTATTTGCCAATCTATTTTTCTAACGCTGCTGTGATTGATAGCTTTTTCATTGGATCAAAAGATCAAGCTGCTGATCCAACAGCGGGCATTTTAGCTGTTACGTATGAATATGATGTCTATCCGATTTGGACCAACAATGATACAGACTATAATATTGCAGCCAGCGATGTTGAAACAGGAAAGTCGATTGATGTTGAAACGGAATGGAAATATGCTCGAATTGCTTTTGACAATGACAAACCAGCGAGGCGTGCCGGGGAGATGTTTGGTTATATCTTGCGCACAAGGGAACAGCGCGGTGTAAATATCTTAACAGGAAATGGCTCTTTCAATTTGAGCGTTGGCGGCTCAACGCTTACAGGTTGGCCAAATTATATCAAATCAGTTAATGTAACTGTCGGGTTAGACGGTTCCAGCGGTCAAATTGTCGTTGATAAATACGGTTTGACAAGTCAGACCGCAACTCCAGATCAAAGCATTGGAGCAATAACAATTGACGTTTCTAATGCGCCTGCGGGTTCTGTTGCAGGAAGAATTTTTGCCGGTTTGGGGATGGGCGTAACGGATACTCAAAGTTCAGATGGAGCAGACTTCACTATTCCATTGGTTGGCCTTGAAAAGAAAATGGAAGACATTGTATTGATCAACGTCCCGTTTTTTGATGGAAAGTTGTTCAGCGAGGTTTCACAATTCTTGACTCAATATAGTGGACTTATCCGCAACATGGCTTATGCTGCTGGGAGCCGAAAGCTTCCTTCTTCTGATGATATTGCGGCACCATTAGTTGATTTCAAAACAGGGACAACTGCGCTTGATGCAATGAATCAAGTGATGGAATTGACCGCGCATAATTATGTGATTCATAAGGACGGGCAAATATATTTCTATGCGCTTGCAACAGATGGTTTGCCGATTATTCTTGGACCAGACAGGTCAGGTGATTATCCAAACACAGAAGTGATCACGATTGACCGAAGTCCTGATTTTCAAGATTTGCGCAATGAACGTCTGATTCTGGGATTGCAAAAAATTGAACCATCCAGCCGTCAAGTTGTTGAAGGCGCTGAGTTGCCTATTTTTCCATTGATTCTTTGGTCGCGTGAATATGGAACGGACCCATATATTCCTTGGTCTAAGCCAATTGTGTATGGTGTTCCCGGCTACGTGACAGATGAAAAGCTTGAAGACATTGATACGCAAATTCAATCATTGACGAAGATTTACGAACTGACGGGACGCACTTCAATTCCCGGCGATTCTCGGATTATGCCCTATGATCGTTGGGGAAGTTACGTGATCGTTTCTGTATCGCACAATGTTGATTTGCAAGGAAAAACTTGGACAACTGATTTAGAATTCGCTTCAGGGAGATAAATTATGCTTCATAGAGGGCGAAGTAGCGCGAACAATTATTTCATAAAGCGTGGTGTTCAAAAAACGCAAGCTCAGTCTTCCGTTTCAAACCTGTTGAGTAAGCTTGGCCCAAATACGATAAATAAAATCAAAGACCAATTACAAAAACGTAAAGGAAACTATTTCATTGCTGGAAAATCCGTTGTTGGCGATGGTTCCGTTGCAGGCCCATGAGGTGAATTATGCCCTACAAACAAAAGACAGAATTCTTTGGAATCCCTTTTATCAGCAACGATGAAACGGTTTCTGAGGCTGAGGAAAAGAAAGCTGCCAATATAATAGAGAATCAACTTTTGGCGGCAACAAAAGGGGTGCGTTGCGCTGTTTTTGAAGATGGCCATTATCGTCTGGTAGATAACGTTGACGGCACTTATACGGTAATGCTTGTAGGTACAGGAGAACGTATCGCATTTGAAGGAATTGTCAACGGTGGTTATTGCTATTCCAAAAACCCCGTGTTGTGGGAAAAGCTTATCAAGGGAAAAACCTATCATCTGTACGTCAAATTCACTTCTGATTTGTATGCGGACGAACACGCTTTCAAACCGATAACAAAAGAAAACTTCCCCTATGGCGATAATGTATTCAACGTCTTGTATCTTGCAAAAATTGATTTGTCTGTTGATAAACCGGCTGTTGACGCTCATCCTAATGGGAAGGTTTACGGCACAGACATTGCTCATCATGCGAATGATAAAACAAACCCTCATGGGCGTGATTTGGTCCAAGACAACTTGGATGTTCAAAAAAGCTTCAAGTTTCAAGGCGCTGAGTTGTATAATGGTAAAGATGGTATTTTGGATAAGGTTGAAAAATTGTCGACCTTTTCGACGGAAGACGGTTTGCCTTTTATAACATCTGGCGGGACAACTGGCGTCAACGTAGGCGTAACTGGAAAAATTGTGTCTGTTGATGTAGTTGAAGCAATTTGGGAAGGGCAACCGCCTTCGTTTGAATTGGGTGAAATTGCAATCAAGATTGAAGGGCAGAACGCGACTATTTACAACAGTGGGAAAGCTGGAATTCCCTTGCACGTATCCGTTTGGTACAGGTAGAGAAAAATGGGCGACTTTCCTCACGTATCAAGACAACCTGAATCAGTCATTTACCGCGACAGAGATATTGTTGCTTATATTCCTGACGTTTTGAAAGAAGACATTGCTACCGCAATGGAAGTTTTCGACAAACAAAGTGGTACGAGTTTATACAAAGTAGCGGGTGGTAATAATCCCGAAGCGGGTCAACGAATCCTAATGTCAGGAAGAACGCTTACTAATGGGGTTCTTACGAATGGTTTGAGATGCGCTATTTATAAAACAGGAACTACCGCTACTGACGCAAAAGTTTTGCGGGAGATTATCAGCCCAAGAGTTACTTACAATCGGGATGCTAATATCGTTGTGATGTGGTTCTGGACGAATTTTGAATCTGAGGTTACGGAATATGACGATACAGAAGGGACTCTGTATTGGATTGATGAAGACGATTTTGATTCCAGTAAGACTGTTTACAGAGCACTGTGTTGTACGATTGGCCGTATTGAAAAGCGTTACATCACAGGAGGGGCGATAGATGGTTCGGGCGCGGCTGATGGTTCTGATTTGTTAACTGTCTTTGAAAAGCCAACGATTTTACAATTGCGCCCAACATCTACGGGCGGTGGTGTTCCTATTATTGACTTTACTGCTGGTGGTGATTCTGGATTGCTTTACCGAGCAGTAGCAGACCAATCAGGAAATACTATCCAAGTCAAAACGGTTGATGCTGTTGGCGCGGTTACTGGCGATACAATCGTTTTGCAAGTGGTAACTTAATGGCGCTCCCTATTGAAACTGACGCTTATATTCATGGTCTCGGTTTTGCAGCACCGGGACGGCTTTGGGGAGATATTGTTAGTGGTTCCAATGTAATTAACAATATCTCCCCTTTGAGTTGGATTCACACGGGCATGAAAGTATATGTTAACTCTGGAACTACGCGAAATTCAGCTTTCACAAAAGGTTCTCCTATTGTAACGGTGGACACCACTGCGTATTTTATTACTGGAATGCTGATCATTATTTCTGCTGTTCGGTTTAGATATACTGGTACAACAGTTATAGGTTCAAAGGAAGTTAATTTGGTTTCAAGTTTCAGAGCTATGACGAATATGGGTGTTGAAGGAACAGGGATACCGGCTGGCGCAGTTATGGAAACCTATGATGTGCCCGGTAAGAAATTTACAATGGATGTTGAAGCAACCGCAAGTGCTACTGGAGACATTTGGTTGTCTACGACTCTTAATCAAGGAATTCCGGCAGGGACGACTATTCTAAGTATCGACAGCCCGACTCAAATAACATTAAGCGAAAACGCCGTAGAATCAAGTCCTAATTTTTCAATTGGTTATTCTGCTCCTTCTACTTCTTATATTGGAATTCCTGAAGGCACACTAACTACATTGGTGACTCTCCCGAACACTGTTGAAATGAGTAAAAACGCAACAGAAACAGGAAGAGCCAACATTTCATTTGAAGGCGTTCCAAACATAGGCGCAATTGAAATGGTTGAACGCGTTAGTGACCTTCCGAAAATACATAGTGGAGATTTGGTTTACGAGATTCCAACTTTTGATGATGGTGGTTTTGGCTTTCGTGTTTTGCCGATGACGCTGAACGATCAATATGGATGGAAGGCGAAAGTAAAACCGCCATATTTTGAAGTTGTTAGCGGAAGCGGTGGAGGCCAGATTGAAAATTTTCTACCAACTTTTGGCGGAACTTATTGGCCTTATAACGTGTATACAAACGTCGTTCAGAATGGTGGCGGTGCTCTTCATATTGATTTTTATTCTGATATTGCAAGGACAAATCAATTAGGTCATACTGAAAGCTATCCTGCGTCGGGGATTGGTTCGCAAAATATAATAGCTGATTCTCAGGATATGGGAGGAAGCATTTCAGTAGATGCATTTGGCCCTGTTACTACTGATCTTGTTTTAAGGCCGCACAAAAAAGAAGCCGCAATTCGTGCGCCTAAACGATTTTCTGGAACTGCTAATTCTTCTTCATGGCACGCCGTTGGAAACGAAGCAAATTGTCAATATCAGTTTAATAGTTTAACTTGTTTTACTAAAATGTCAAAAGCTGCTATGATTCCGTTTTGTAATTGGACTACTCAAATACTTCCACAACTGTCTGCTGCGCCGTCTTTACTGAGAACCGCTCCCGGCGGCACGTTAACGATTAACGATGAAAATTGGGATTTCAAGTTAGCATATGTGAATGACTTTTGCTTTAATGGGACAGGGGGGCTTTTGTGCTATCGATGGGTTTCGGAACAAGGGTCGCTTATGCAGGTTGGCGTCATAATGGGTAGTATGCCATCAACTCGTTACGATGTTAAGGCGCAAATTGACGTTCAACCCATTGCAAGTTTTGGTGGTGGCCAATATGCTGTTGCTGGTGATGTGACTGTAGCAGATTTTACCGTTAAAGTAATGGAAGGATACAGCACAACAGGATATTGGTCGGGACCAGTAGCGGGCACTTTTTCGGCAGTATCTGGATTTACTGGAGAGATGAGCGTGGCAAGTACAACGGCGGGTCTTACTTTTGAACTTGATACGACTCCTTATGGTTCTGATCCTCGCTTTCTTGGGCTACCAGCAACGAATTGCTGGTATTCTGCGCCCGGCACTTGGTGTAATGATTTTTTGCAATGTTGGGGAGGTTATCGTTGGGAGTGGGGGCAAACTATTGACGTTGATTTTGCTTACAAGTATACTGAGTGAAAATGCAGCACATAACGTTTGAATGTACTAATTCTCGTCCTGAAGACGCTATCGCTTTGACTGCGGTTATGCGTGATGTTAATTATAGGTGCAAAGATTATTTTCGTTTCTCGGTTCTTTCGGAAGGCAAGAATTTGTTTCCAGAGATATTTGAAGGCAACCCAAATATTGCAGAGAAAGAATCAGAGACAACTATTATTCCTTTTGACGGTATTAAAGCAACCGATGACCGGCATCATTTTGACCAATTATCTAAACTTTTCTTTAAGTATACAATGGTGTCTTTCAGTATAGGCTTTTTTCATGGTGAGCTGTTTCTTACAGATGAAGAAAAAAGTAAGAGTCCGGTTGAAGGAAAATACTACGTCTTTGCTGTTGACAAAAATCATCAATGGAATCGTTGGAAAGACCTTCAAAACAAGAATGAAACAAGTCGTGTTGTTTTTATAGGGTTTGACAAAGTGAATATGGAAAACGTTTTGAATAAATCGGGCGAACTAACGCTTCGAGAAATTATTCAGCACGCCTATCATGCCGACGCGATAGTGACTACTTGTACATTTGTTCAAAGTGTTGCTGGTGCTTTTCAGAAACCTTGCGTCTATTTTGCGAAAGAGAATGAATCGCTTACATGGCGTCAATTCGCTTGCTGTCGAATGATTGATGGTTCGTCTGATATTGAACTGGTTGATAATTGTTTTCATTCTTTTGACAAACCGCCATCAGAAGGGCAACGAGAAACTCCAAAACCGTGCAAACACGCAAAAATGTTGGATGAACTTTGGCACGAGACGCGACCTTGCAAGGGGTGCAAAGTGAAGTGCGAAAACCCGAAATGTCCAACTGACACGTGGTATGCTTCTGGATGTAATCCAAAAAAATGTCGATTCTTTGAGGAAAACTAAAATGTCTGATCAAATATATGGCGACGGGCGTTACAGTGGTTCTTATCAATTGCGCAACGCTGCGCCTGATACAGAGTACGGAGTCCCCGAACAATTACTTTGTGACATGTATTGGCAAGACGAGATTGAATGCCTCATTGATCGTGTATGGGAGAAAAGCGCGATGGCTTACAAAAATCTTGATTTATACAAAGGCAACAACAAACAGTACGTTTGCTATGTGAAAGATCGCACCTTGACCGCAATTGACATTAGCAATGCGGTCTGTACTTTGACGGTGAAGCGTGAGAAATCCGATGTATCCCCGACGTTTCAGAAAAGCACTAACGTTCCGGGCGAAGGGGAAATTGGAGCAGCGAATAAGGGCGAGTTCTATTTTTACATTGTTCCCGCTGACACGACGTCGCTGGAAACACGGCAGTATGTGTTTGATATCAAAATTGCAATGCCAACTGCAACTCTTTACACCGTTGCCGAAGGTGTGATCTACATGAGAGAGCCTGTTAATCCGTGAATTTTGACAAAAAGAAAAATTTTTCTTCCAACAGTTGTATAATATGAAAATGAACCGCAGCGGATGAGGTCAGTTCATGAGCATGCTTTTGGCGCGAGATGGGATGCTGTGCGTCCTTGATTGCTATCATGAAAAAGACAAAGTAAAGAAAATCGGAGCAATTTGGCATCGGGACTCCAAGCTTTGGGTCATGCCTTTGACGCTTTCCAACGTCGAAGCAGCACTGGACGTGCTTGACGATCCAGCAATTGAATCAACTCTTGAAGAAGCTCTTACGGCGCAACAAAAAAAAGAAGACCGCCTTTATCAGATTGCAAGGCTTTCTAAAACCGACGAGCCTGTTCGGTTACGAATTCCCGGTTTGAAAATCCCTTTGTATAATTATCAAAAACTTGGCGTCATGTTTGCCATGACTAATGGTGATGGCGTTTTGATTGCTGACGAAATGGGGCTTGGAAAAACTCCTACTTCTATTGCTGCAACACTTTTCAGGAAAAATCGCAACAATTGTAAACGTTGTCTGATAGTAGTTCCTGCTGCTGTGAAATGGAACTGGCCCATTGAGATTGAGAAATTTTCTGAGGAACCTTACGTTGTAATTGACGGGTTGCCCGATAGTCGCGTGAAACAATGGCTCGGAAAATTGATTTGTTTGCGGCAAAGTAGCGGCAATTACAAGTATCGTTCTGGCGAGCCATTTTTCTATGTTGTTAATTACGAATTGCTGACGCAGGATTTATTTGGCGGAAAGAACATCGAAGTCAAAGCAGACGATAGCGTAGCAACGGCGCAACGGAAAATAAAGCAAATCAATAAAGCGAAAGAGAGAGAAGGGAAGCTTTCCTCTGCTCGCGAACGGGTTTGGGGTTGTATGATTGTTGATGAAATTCACTATGCGAAAAATCATAACAGCAAGAGAACAAGAAACCTCAAAAAAATGAAGTCCGTTTTTCGTTTGGGGTTGACTGGTACGCCTTTGGATGGGAAGCTTGAAGAACTACACAGCGTCATGCAATTCATAAAACCCGGTTTGTTCACGGGCAAAACGAGATTTCTTCAAAGGCACGCCGATTTTGATTTTTGGGGACGCGTGACGCGGTATAAAAGGATAGATGAGGTCCGGGAAAAAATAAAGCCGTTTTTTATTCGCCGTTTGAAAAAAGATGTAATGAAAGACCTCCCCGACAAGACTTATCAAAACCGCTATATTGAGTTCAATCCTCAAGAAAGAAAAATCTATGAATCCATTGCTGATCGCAAACATCCCGTAACGGAAGATTCTGAAGCGATGGTAAAGGTTATCCGTTGTAAGCAGTTTTGCGATCATCCTTCCTTGGTTGGTGAAATCTGCAAATCTTCAAAGATGGACATGTTTATTGAAATCGTCTCTGAATTGATTCGCTACAATGGCGAAAAGGTAATCATATTTTCGCAATACAAGAAGATGCTTGACATTATCGACGAAGAGTTGAAAAAACAAAAGTTCACGTTTCTCCGTATCGACGGGGATACGAAACCGAAAATTCGAGCAAGTTATCAAGCGGAATTCAACAACAATCCAAAGATCGACGCAATTATCGGTACTGAGGCAATGAGTACGGGTTTGAATTTGCAGGGCGCAACGTATGTTATCAACTATGATGATAATTGGGCACCAGCGATTATGCGTCAACGTGAAGACCGCGCCCATCGGGATGGACAAAAGAATGCAGTGACTGTGATTAACTTTATCTGTCGCGATACAATTGAAGAACGCATTCGTGACGTTCTGTTTAGTAAAGAATCCGTGTCTTCCGAGACATTGGGCGATGAAACAGATGAGATGGTATTGAAACGACTCGGCCCGCAAGACATGGCCAAGCTGGTCTAAATCCCATCCCTATTTAACTCCTTCCTTGAGGTAATCATGTCTTTTGAAACCATGTCTATTGAGCGTCATCTTCTGAAATTGTTGCTTACGGATATTATGGTCACGCGGCCTTTTATCCTGAATGTAAAAGAGATTTGGTTTTTCGGTTACAGGAAAATCATCTTCAAAATGGCCTTGGAAATGTTCCGAGGCTCTGGAACAATTCTTACGCAAGACTTGTTCGAAGCTGAAATTGATAAACTTTATCCCGGTACGACCAAAAAAGAAATGCGGGAAAAGCTTGTTACTGAATGGACGCTGATCAAACAATGCGACGTACAAGAAGAAGTCAAAGCATTGATTGAAAAGCTTGAAGAAAAGGAATGCATCGGTAGCGTCAGTTTGATTTGCGAAGAAACACTTGGAAGGATTCAAAAAGGCGACATCAAAGGTGCCGTCCATCTTTTGAAAAAAGAGTCGATTCAACTAAATATTGAAAGTCAAACGGACCAACCTATGGTTCAAGTGACTGAAGTTAAGGATATTGATCAACGGATTCATGATCAAAAAGCAAACCCCGCTAAATATGGCGGAATCAAAACTGGTTTTCAAACGTTTGATAAACTCACGGGTGGTTTATTTCCTGCGGAAATGACTTTGATCGCAGCGTTATCAGGCGTCGGTAAGTCAACGATTTTGAAACAGATTGGGTACAATATTGTCATTGGAAATCAGACAGCGAAAAACCCGTATGATCGGTATCCCGGTAAAAACGTCTTACACATAACAAACGAAGAGCACCGTGATCAGGTCCGTTTGAAGTATCATGCATTGTTTTCCAATATTGACTATTTCCGTTTCAAAAATGCAACCATTGACCCCGCTGGATTGAAGCAATGGAAAGCGATCATGAAAGAATTGGAACGTGATTGCTACGGACGGTTGTTTATTAAAGATATTGGACAACATTCAACCGTTGCGGAAATTCATAGGGCTTACGCAGAGTTGGAGCAGATTGGTTTCAAAATTCACGTGATTATTCTTGACTACATGGATCACATGTCGCCAATGCAAAAAGCGTTTAGTGAAAATGATGAACAAGCAAAAGTGGCAAAAGATTGCAAGGGGATGTGCGTTGAATTCAATCTTCCTTTGGTTACAGCTACTCAAGCTGCAACAAGTGTTGCTAAAAAAGAAGAAAAAGGGCACCGATTCGGGCGGCAAGACGTGTATGGTTCAAAGCGTCGAGTTCACGCAAGTAACACGTTTATTGGAATCATGCAAAAGCGTTTTGATGACACGCAGATTGCGAACAAAGATGGAAGCGGTGGCGATAGAGAGGATATTGACGCTTGTGATAGGCTTTTGCTTGCGGAAGTTTGTAAGAACCGAGACAACAGGAATTTTGTCTTCAAAATTCGGCATTGCGTAAAAACAGGTCGCGTAGTACAAGAGGATTGGAAAGGCGACGATGATACTGGGAAAACTGGGCCTATCAGTGCCGACAAAGTTAAGCAAGAACTTGAGAAAGCGTACGAAGAAGGCAGTTTGAAAATAACGGATGAAGAAAAATCCGTCAAAAAACCCGATGAAGAAAAGCAATCGGAAGAAGTTCAAAAACGGCCCAAAACGGTTGATCAACCACCACCTGAAGAGAAACCTTCAGAAAAGCCTGAAGAGTTAAACAAAACACCCTCAAACGGGAGCGAGACGACATCAAAAGGTCTCTTTAACCTTGTTAAATCCATCCGTGACAAACGTAAGAAAAAAGAAGAATGATTCCTGAATACATCAGCATTGCTTTTCCGCACTTCAAAGGAAAAGAATTGCAAATCATTTACGCCATAAGCAAGCTTATGGAAAATGGTTGTTGCAGTCTTCCTGTGCCGGATATTGCTTACAAAGCTGGAGTGAGGCGAAAAACAGCAACAACATTGATCAAAAATCTTGAAATTTTGAAAGTCCTCGTTGTCGACAGGATTCCCGGAAAAGCTCCTGTGATTTGTTTCGGGGATGCGCAAAGTATTAAACAGCAATGCGATGGACATATCAACGACTTACTTGAAAAACGCCGCAATCAAACAAAAATCGCACGAGAAGTCAAGGTAGGGTCGTTCAACAACCTGAGTCGTTCAACAACCGGGGTCGTTCAACGACCTGACCCTCCCTTAATTATAGATAAAGAGAATAAAGAAGTAGATAAGAAAGAAAAGAAAGAAGAAAAGAGAAGAAGAGGAAGAGTAAAAGAAAAGAATGGAAAACCTTCAAAACAACAAAAATCCTCCTCTTTTTCTGCTGCTTCTCAAACACCGTCAGTTTCAGAACAATCCATGTGCGAAGCAGTTTTTGAGATTTATTCGCAACAAGATTGGTCTGTTCAAAAAACATGGCATCCAAGGTTTAGCAAAAAGGAAAAAATCCGTCGTCATTGTCAAATCCTTTACGAGCAGGATTGCGCCGACGAATATTTCAGTTGGATTCACTTCAAACTCGTACAGATTGAAGAAGAGACAGGAAAAAAATACAGTCGTTATTTCGCCACGACGTTGGCTGAGGCTTGGTTTAATGATTTTTTTGATTAAGTTTTTGTAAAACCTTTCAAGCGAGTTGTACAATTATAAAAGGTCTTGTGTTTTGTGTGCCGCAATTTTTGCAAGGAGGGTTTGGGATGAATTCAGCGCTTAAAAAAGCAATGAGGCAAAATAGCAATTCTTCTAACAAGTCAAACAGTCACGTCTTGATACGCCACGTTAGCGTCGGAGACAGCTTTTCAGGAGTTTATTTCGTTCAAGACGCGTTTGAACGTGTTGCCCGGAACGGCAACATCTACAGCGATTGGACGTTGCGTGACCGTTCTGGAGAGTCGTTTGTGCGGCATTGGGGTCCGACAAATGGGATGAAACGCAATAATTGGATTGAAATTATCGCAACAGTTGAAGAGTATAGGGGAAAGCTTCAAATCATTGCGCAAGAAATTAAAGAAGCAGACGTTCCTTCTGAAGCGCAGATGAATGAGAATTATCTAATTCAAAGCGAATCCAAAGAGCAAGATTCAGAAGCGTTTGCTTTGTACCGTGATCGTGTTGATAAAATTTGCGACGAAATTGACGATCAAACTTGTAGGTTGATTTTGGACTCTGTTTTTTCGGACGCGGTTGAAGCTCACTTCAAAAAAGCACCAGCAAGCGATAAGCCGTTTTACGGAATGGATGGTGGCTTGTTGAAGCATACGATAAAAACGGCTTACGCGGTTGCGGGGTTTTCCAAACAGTACGGATTTTCTTCGAAAGAAAGTTGTCTTGCTGTAACTGCTGCATTGCTTCATCGCGTTGGTGCGTTGGACGCTTTCAGAATCGAAGGTTGTCAACCAGCAATGACCGTTTTTGGAAAGCTTTATGGTATTGTGGAATTAAGCTTACGGCACGTGATAAAAGCGGCTGAGTTGGTACAAAGCAAGGAAGGCTTCAAAAGCGAAACCGCACAACGTGTGATTCATGCGATAAAAGCTCAAGAAGGGCAAGCGATTCTTCCAATGACGAAAGAGGCGATTCTTTTATCAGAAGCCGTGAACATGGATATCAAGCTTGTCAATGCGATCGAGTTTATTGACAACGACTTGAATTCGGACGATGAATTCACGGCATTTGATCCAATCAGCAAGCGCCAATTCTTCAAAGGCAGCGACGCGTGAATGCGTTGCGTGAAACGTGCGTATTTTTCTCAGAAAGTTCCAACAAAGTTCACGGCAAACGCTGCCGGTGCGGTTAAGGTTAATAAAGGTTCGGTGATTTGGAAAGCATTCGCGACAAGCTTTCGTTTGGTGATATTTCTTGGCTCATGCCCAAGATAGACGTTCAGCTTGTTTTGGAGCGGCTCAACGTTCGGTTGCTTCCTAATCGCATGGGAAATCAAATCTACGGGTGGTGTCCTGATCATTATATCCACGTTAAAAGGAATCCGAGCCATCCGAAATGGACGATTAACGTCGAAACGGGCCAGACGATGTGTTTTACGGAGGGAAGAGGAAGTAATCTGGTTTGGATCGTTTCAAGGTTGAGAAAGTGCTCTCCCAAAGAAGCCGTCGATTGGATGCTGGGAGATAGCAAAGGGATTTCTAACATGGAAATTGCCAGCTTGAAAAAGCAATTCAAAAAGTTGCGGAGAAAGAAGGCGGCAAGCAAAGGGAAAGCTACCAACCAAGCGGTGGAGAGCGTCAAACGGTGGTTGAGAACGGAGACGATGGTGCAAAGTGGATATGAGTATTTTATGCGACCTCCGGGGAAAAAGCCCACGTTGATCGAGAAAGAAACTGTTGACCGCTATCGTTGCGTGCAATTACGTTCTGGGTATTACGCCAACCGGGTTGTTATTCCGTTCTTCTCGAAGAAGACGCTAATCGGTTTTGAGGCCGTTGATGTTCTCGGAAAGAAAGAATGGCTTCGACGCCATCCGACGCTTGAAGAGAACCAATATAAGAAGGTTCTCTACTCAAAAGGGTTCAAACGTAGCGAGTATCTTTTTGGATTGGATGAAATTCAGAGTCAAGAAATAGTCGCCCTGACCGAAGGCGCACGTGAAGTCATGAAATTACGGCAATTGGGATATCCGGCGGTTGCAATTTTAGGCGCAAGCGTCAGCCAGAAGCAAATTATGCTTTTGGCAGAAGCCAACCCCAAAAGCTTAATTTTGCTATTCGACGGTGATGATGCGGGTTACGAAATTCAGCGCAAGGTTTTCAAGCAAATGAGTGAGTTTTTTGAAACGCATAAAGGGACGGTTCGGCGTGGTTACGACCCCAAAACGCTACCGCCCGAAGAGGTCAAAAAATTATTTGGAAAGTTTGGATTTTTCTCTTGACTTCGAGAGAAAACACGCTATAATTAAAGAGCTTAAAATTGTGTGTTCTATGTTTTGTGTTTTGCGTTGTGTGGCCGGTAATCGGTTCTTTTTACAAAGGGCGCTCCCATGTCTGAAGTAATCACTTCTGAACGTAACTTCAAACAGGTTTTGAAAGAGGACGAGATTTGTGATAGCCCATATACTCGTGAAGGGCTTGCCGTGCTCATTGCGGAAGGCGAAGCAAACGAGTTTGAGAAACAGCTTTTCCACGACTCCATTGTCCGCGCCATTTACACCATCGTTTTTCGCTACGGCGAATGCGATACGCGCGTGCCGGTGGAAGAGCTTGCGAACGACGCAGAATTGGCGTTGTGGAAGAACCTGCCTTTCTTCAAAAAGGAAAAAGGCGTCAAGTTTATCACGTGGATGTGGCGTGTGGTTCGGAATCATGTGTTCAATCACCGCAAGCGGGTGACCCGTTATAGAACGAATCAGAAAATTACGACCAACATGTCTTCAGAGGAAAGCGAGTTTATCACGACTCGCGCTTGCGACGAAAGTCTTTCAAACGCAGACAAGTCGTGGCAGATGAAAAACGCCATGCAGTTGCTTTTTGATGCTTACCCGGAAAAGCAGAAAATGCTGCTCGCTCTTTTTGGCGATCCGTTTTCTGAAAACTTTTCAGGAAAGAAGCCGAACTTTGTCCGCGTGGCGAAAAAGTTGAAAACGAAAATGAACGATGTTCGGCGCTTTTGCAATCACGTTGCGTATCCGTTCTTGAAAAAGCACTTGGACGATCTGTTATAGAGGGGCAAGCCGTGGCGAGTAAAAAATTTGGCAAGGAGATGAAGCATCTTGAGGACAATATGAAAATGGGTGCATGCTATCGCCATTTTAGAAGCGATTCGGCAAACTGCAAAAACTGTCTCGCAAAATTGCTTTGCAGAAGCGCGACAGCGACGGCGGTTGGCGTTATGGAAGAGCAGAGTTTTGAAGAGATTTTGATTGAAGAATTGAAAGAGAAATTTCAATTCGCAAGGTCAAAACAAGGAGAAAGCTGCAACTGTTACTGGTTTGAGTTTGGCCCAATCCCCATTCAAATTTGGATCGCGAAGTCAGGTAATATGAAAATAAGGATTGGTTACGAAAACAACAACAAGGTTTATGAAACGAAGAAAGACAGCGTTGAAGAAATAGATAGTTTCGTCAAACAATTGATGGATGATTCCAAAGAGTTTGGGACGGCTCATGCAAACAAGGGAATATGAGTATTTCGAGTTTCCTTTTAACAACTTCAACAAAGCGCAAGCCGCTGCCATTCCGCACATCCCAACCGAAACAAACCTCGTGATTTCATTCCCTACCGCTACTGGCAAAACTGCGCTGGCCGAAGCAGCTTTCGGTTTTCATTTCAAAACATCCCCAAATTCAAAATGTGTCTATGTGTCGCCGTATCGTTCCTTGAGCATGCAGCAATACAATGCATGGAAAGAGAACGCGCAGTTTTCCAAACATGGAATCGTTTTAAGCATAGGTGATCGTTTTGCGTGTAAAGAGGATTTCGATTCAAACCGTTTGATTATCTTGACTACAGAATCATTTGACTCGAAGACGAGGAATCAAAGCCAACATAAATGGTTAAAAGAAATTACTTGTATAGTTTTTGACGAAGCGCATTTATTGGGGACAAAAGGGCGTGGCGACAACGTAGAAGTTTCATTGGTGCGTTTTACAAAGCTGAACCCAAAAGCAAGAATTATTTTGCTGTCCGCGACAATGGAAAATGCAGGAGAATTATCGTCGTGGTTGAAAAGTTTGAACAAAAAGACGACGTTGAAAATCGTAAGCACGTGGCGTCCATCAAAAATCGTAACACGCTTTTACACGTTCGATGATGAAAAGACTTGGGAAAAGAAAATTGAGTTAGCAAAGCAGCTTGCAACAACTCCACGTGGTGAAAAAATAGTCGTTTTTGTTCATAGTAAAAAGCTTGGGAAAGAAATTACGAAGGCAGTTAGAAAAAAGGGTTTCATTTGCGAATTTCATAATGCAAATTTATCGCACTCAAGGCGAAAAGCAATTGAAGAAGCATTCGACAATGTCCGTTCGGGGTTGGACATCCTTGTGAGTACATCAACATTGTCAAGTGGAGTGAATTTAGGATGAACAAGGCGGAACGTCTCACAGAATTGCAACAGAAGTGCTATGCTTGTAAGAAGTGTGCCATTGGCGGGCAAGACGTTGATGGTCATTTGAGCAACGTGTGGTCTAATATGAGCATGAAAGCTCAAATCATGGTAATAGGGCAGAATCCCGGTTACGTTGAAGTAGAACGTGGAAAACCTTTTGTCGGGCCGTCGGGTGAATTTTTTGATAAGGCAATTGAAGAAGTTTTAGGAATTGATAGAACGCATTTTTACATTACGAATACGTGCCACTGCTATACGGCAAAAAACCGCAAGCCAAGCAATGTCGAAATTGAAAATTGTTGCGAATTTTTAGACGCTGAAATCGAAGCCGTAAACCCAAAAATCATCGTGACCTTGGGAGCGCCATCGTTGGAGCAGGTGACTGGGCGAAAAGGAATAATGAAACTTCATGGTCAAAAGATAATTTCATTACGATACAAAAAGAACGTTTTGCCCCTATTGCATCCAAGCCCAAGAAATATGAACAAGCCTGAATTGAAAGTGAAATTTTATCAAGACTTAGAAGTCCTCAAAGAATATCTCAATGGCAGATAGAATTGTTATTGTAGACATCTGGCGTGGCCGAGAGCGCGTTTCAACGGCAGAAATTTTGCAGATGGCAGGCCGGTGTGCCCGGCAACCAAACCAAATAGGTCATGTTGATATCATTATTAACGAAGATGACGTACAAACGTTGAAAGATGAAATGCAGGACGCAGATCATCTTCGAGTTGATTCTGTTCTGTACGATGCAGAAACGCTTGCTTTTCATCTCGTTTCTGAAATTAGCAGCGGGGAGATAAGGACGCTTTCAGAGGCAAAAAGATGGTACGGAAAAAGTTTCGCGGCGTTTACGGGGTTTTCTTGTGAAGTGGAGCAAGCAGTTGACTTGCTTTCTGAAGAATGGGAGACAATAACGCGCCGGGGCGATTTTCTTTTTCCTACAGATTTGGCGCATATCGCGAGTCGTTTTTATTTTCATCCAGCAGACATTTACTATTGGCGGGAAAATTTTTTTGAGCTTTTTGAAAGTGAACTTCAAAAAAATGATCCAGCAATTGCTTGGGCGCTATCTAATGTCGCGAGAGAGCGAAAAAGGGGCAATCTGTACGGTTGTTGGGAGTTGATAGAAGAATACAAAGACCAAGTGTCTTCACTTGGCTTAGACTGTTCAAAAACGATTGCTGGTGGCTTGGTTTGGTGGAGTCTTTTAGGAGGGCCGTCAACAAGCAAACTGTCCAGTCAAAAGAAAGAAGCAAAAGAGGATTTCGGGCGCATTTATGGTGCGCTCTTAAAGATCAACGAATGCTCGGGATGGGACAAACGGAAGTTTTTTGAGGATTTGAGAGTACGGATAGCATACAAAATCCCTGATGAACTTGTAAACTTGTGTAAACTTGAAGGAATTGGAAAAAGTGTTGCGTTTGAGTTGTATAATTTAGGAGTGGAAAACGCGGAAGGAATTCGTGAAAACTGGGACGCAATTGAAACGTTTGGAACTGACGAACTGATAGAAAAATTGAGACACTTGTCTTATGGCTAAAGATTTTTGGTTTACAGAGCGGGCAGTCAAAGCTTTCACACAAGCGGCTGATAATGGAGAGCTATCTCCTCGTCACGTTCGTGATGTAATCCGTTACAAGACTCTCAATATTGATGAGACATTGTTCGAGCCTTACTTGAAGTCAAGCAATGATTGGGTACGCAGGTGTACTGCGCAAGTGCTTGGAGAAATTGGCAGTAATCTAAAGCCATTAATTGAAGCCGCAAAGATAGAGCAGAACAAAAGCACGCTGATAGAAATATTAAAACAATTGATGAAAAGCCGCGAAGGACTTGAAGAGTTAGTTTATTTGCTTGAGTCGAAAGATACGGCAATCAAAGAGCAGGCAATTGGTATGTTCAGACGTGCTGGTCGTTCAGATTGTTTAATGACGTTGCTTTTTGATGACGATGATTCGATGGTAAGCCGTATCAAGCGGTATATGGACGAAGCAAATAAATGATTTCACGGCACGGTATTTCTTCGACACGAGAAGCAAGGTACAAGCGATTTCACTTGTGGCTCGTAGAAATGTCAACGCTGTATGGGGTTGTTGATGATCCAGAGTTGAGAGATGTTATACATATTTTGCTTGAAAAACTTGAGAACAGAATAAGCGCAAATAAAGAACAAGAAGAAGGAAAGCGCAAGAAAAAAGTACGCAGTTTCTTTGCAATCTTCAAACAAAAATATCTTCAATTAACAGATTTGGAATATTTTGGAGGATTCAAAGCAACAGAAGCAAAAATCATTGAAGGTTTGATAGGAAAACTGGAGCAAAATGGCGCAACGATGGAAGAGTATCTCAAGTGGTTGTTTGACGAGTTTTATATCAACAAAGAACAACTGTCTCCAAACATTCCTTTGTCCGTAAGTAATAGTGTCTTGCAAGAGTTCATGTATAAAAACGCGGCAAAGCTCAAAAATAGGAAACAGGCAAAAGAAGCCATAGAAGAGGAAGAATTGCTTTTGAGAAGGGCAGGCGTTCTCATACGGTCAAGCAAGGACGAAGGCTTTAAGCAAGAAGTGGTTACGCTATTGAAGCATTATCAAAAATCCGAATGCAATTTGCCAGAGTTTCGGTTAGAGCTTAAAAAATTATCAGAAAAGTTTGAAAAACTTAAAAGCCAAAGTGTATAATTGAAAAGCATGAGTTTTGTTGTTGGTCGTTTGTACTTTGTAATAAGGGTTGAGCGATGAAAACAAATTTGAGCGAGACTGTAGAAAAGGTAGGAAATGCATGCGAGGAAGCAGGGAAAAGCACCATTCTTGGCATTTCTCTTGAAAACCCATCTCCACGCCTGTTAGACGTCCGCGACGGAAGTTTTGACGAGCACGTTGCAATGCAACCAGCGGCAATTGCGTATTTCGGCGTGCTCAAAAAGGAAGCATTGAGGCAACATGACTCAATGAAACACGCTTACGAGCGTTGGCAGAAAAAGAAATTTCAAGAAGCAAGAAAAGCTTTGGAAGGCGCAAGTCAACCGGGTCAAAAAAAGGCCACTATATCTGATATTGAAGCATTCGTAATCATTAACAATGAGAGAAAAATTGAAGAGTGGGAAACCAATTTGTCCTATTTGCAGGAACAGGTGGATACGTTGGATTCATGGTACGAAGCGTGGCGGCAAAAATCATTTAGTCTTCGCGAACATGGCCAAACAGTTTCGGATGAACGCAAGACACAACCATATTTGTTCGGCAAGAAAGAAGAAACAGATGGAACTCCAGCTAAAAGAAAACATCAATCTACTATTGATAGGGTTAGACAGATGAAGAAAAATAAAAATGGAAAGGGGGATAAGTAGTTTGTCGTGTGTAGTTTGTTTATTCATTTTGAAAGGAGATTGTCATGGGCGATAGCGTTTTAGACAAGGTAAAGAAGTTTCGAGAAAGTCGGCCAAAGGGTCAGAATTTCAAAAAGCAAAGGG